TCAAACCATGGTTGTTTGATTCAATACCAAGTAGCGCCTGATTATACCACCAACTAATTTCTGCAAGAAGTTCGCCAAATAGGTCTGGCTCAATACGTCCATGCCAATGTGCAACAACATCACCACTAGTGGCATCAATTACATGAGCAGAACTATAGTCACCATATGACAGACCTTCTGAAACGTCAGCAGCAACAACATAAACTTTAGAAACATCAGGCGATTCCCAGATGCTTAATTCTCCATCTTCTGTTTCACGGAACTCCACACTCCTAGGAGAATACACATGCAGATAACCATGATATGGTTCAATAGTCGGCAACATATCTAGAGAGTCAATATCAAATACTGGATTTCCAGACTTGATAAACGCTTCCTCGGGGAAGCGAGGATATTCTTGATGCAACTGCCAAGACTGCATGTTCTGTGCCTTTGAGTCATACCATTCATCTCCACGTTCACCATCGGCATCATAGGGGAAAAAGATTCCAACAAATTTATTTGTTCCAGTTTGTGAACCAACCCACAGATTATGAAAGAAATTACCAGAACCATTAGCCGTGGACAAGCCGATGACACGACCGCCAACGTCAGTAATAGGTTCAATAGAAGCCCATGCTTCTTCTGGGTTTGGCAAAAACGCCCATTCGTCTACAATAACCAAATATACTGATTCACCACGAGCAGGGTCACTACCACTAGGTAGCGACTCAACAGCAGATTCGTTATCAAATACCATCTTCAACTGATGGTCAGTAATCTGTCGTGGTCCACGCTCCTTCATCCATTGTGGCAAGAAACGATAACCATACTTAGATTTGGCTAGAAGTTTCATAGCCTCACGTTCTGTTCTTGAAAGCATAATAACAAATCTGTCATTAAAAAAGAACACAAGCCAAAAAGCATAAGCAGCAGCCAAAGTGGAAAAACCAATCTGGCGAGCCTTAAGTACAACGCTATAGCGTTCGGATAGCCAAGACTCCATTGTTTCTATCTGGGCATCACGCAATTCAAACTTGATGCGTCCACGCTCAGGATGTTTAATAAACCAGTAGTTCTCGCAAAAATATTTAAATGCTTCTAGTTGTTGTTCGGTAGTAGAGTTTTCTGGTCCACGACACTTACGCCATTCCCGTTCATTAATGAGTTCACCTAGGTCCACGGTTCACCACCCCACGGAATCCAGCCGTCACCATAGCGATTATCCACAAATACATAAATAGCCACAAACGCTTTCGCTGCCACTTTAGGGTTAAATAATTCCCTACAATTATCAACTACGTTCCAATCAACTAGAATACCGTTACCAGTTGATTTGGATGGTTTACACCAATACTGGTTAATTTGGAACAATCCTAACGACCCACCATATGGGTCGTCTGGGTTCATAGCCCTAGGATTACATTTAGATTCACGCCACATCACATAGTCAACTTGTCGTGTTTTGTCCCATCCAATCTTTTTGGCGACACTTCGTGTCACCTCTGACATGCGAGGACAGCGGAGTACCGACTTTGCCTCCGTATTTGCAGGGACAAAAAGAGCAGCACACAATAGGATAACTGTTACCAGTTTCTTCATGTTTTCTCCAATTAACTAGGGAAACGTATATCCAGTTCTTGAGTATAGCACTCGTGAATCATCGGTACTAGTTTTTGAATTTCATCATTGTATACACGTTGCGCTGTTGTTGGACCAATGTGTTGCTTATACAACATCTTTGGTATGTGCAAACATTCTGTTTCTATTGCTGTTTTAAGAATAATGTCATAATCATCAGCAACTTTAAGATTTATATTATGACCATTAATTTTATGGTAATCACTTGCACGCCATGCACGTACGTGATTCGGCGAAGAAACAATGTGACTAAGTGTGACACGATTCATAGGCACACGCATAGCCCAAACATTATTTACTTCATCCCAGTAATCACTACCAAAACCCAAACCCCATCCATCTGGATATCTACCAGACTCACCACTAGGCAAAATCTCTGAACAATCAGACCAAACAAAACCTACACTAGGATTATTTTCAAACGCATCATAAATTTCCTGCAAACAATTAGGCATCAACTCATCATCATGGTCTAGTTCAACAAGAATCTGTCCATGCCCCAACATAAAAGCATTATGTTTAACCAAACCAATATTGCCACCCGATGGAACGTGCGGCTTAAATAGCCGCACTACGTAACGTTCGTCAGAACAAAAACCATAGACCTGTCTATAGACATCATCATTTAGCGAGTCATCATAAACAACCCACTCCCAATCCGAATACGTTTGAGATTTCAAAGAGTTCCATGTTCTAGCAAGAACATTAGGGTCTGTTTTGTATGTTGTTGTTATAACTGAAATCATTTAAAAAGTATACTAGGCGACAGTTGCTACCAAGTCATTAGAAGCAATAATAATAATTCTTCCAGCACCACCATAACCACCACTAAACGTACCAGTGCTACCGCTCCAGTTGCTGGAACCACCACCACCATATCCAGCAGTGGTATAGGAGTTTCCGTTTGCTGTGCTGGTACGTTGAGGACCACCAGCAGCAACAGTAATCGTTGTGCCAGATGATGACACCAAAATAGTTGATGTGCCTCCCGCCGTTGTACCAGAAGCAGCAGCCTTAACAGAGCCACCAGTTCCAGCCCTAGCGGTACTAGTACCGTAAGTTCCGCTTGCAGCAGAACCAGAGTTTACGCCAGTTCCACCAGCACCACCAGTGGTGCCGCCAGCACCACCGCCACCACCGCCACCAGTAACATACAAAAACGCTGTCGGCACTACGGCGTTCTTGCCAGCAACACCAGTAGAACCAGCGCTACCTCCACCAGCGCCACCTCCAGCAGCATACTTGTTTGAGTTATTTGTGGTAGTTAAAGATGTTTCGTTTCCATTGTTGCCGCTAGTTGTTGATGTTGCCAAACTTGCTCCAGCGGAATAGGAAAATGGCCAGCCAGAAACAGCGGCGACAGAAAAACCGTATACTCCACCGCCACCTCCACCGCCACCTGAACGATAAAGACCACCGCTAGAGCCGCCACCGCCGCCACCTGCACCCACAAGATAGATAACAAATCTGTTTGTTTTATAAAGACCATAAGGAGAAATGTTACCAGTAGTGTTTGTTCCACCGTTCACTGAACCAGAAACATCAAGAATAGTACATTCCTTACCAGCGGCAGCGTGGCCAGCAATCATCATACAGGCAATAGCCATTATCCCGCCACATCTCCAGAAACCAGATACTCTCCAGCAGCCAACTTGATAATTGTTGCAGCAGAATACTGGGCACGCAAAACAAGACTAGGTGTATAACGCAAGGTTGCTGTACCAGCAACAATAGAACATGCGCCAGTTCCATAACGCATTACTGTCACTTGGTCACCAACGTTTGTTAAAGAACCACTATCAACAGTAAAGTTTGCTGTAGTAGAACTATTCATATAAATAAGTGAATCTTTATCCGTTGTCTGAATAGTGTATCCACTTGTTTTTGTTTGAACAGTAACAGAAGGAGTTGCACCCTGCGCACCTTGTGCGCCTTGTGGACCCTGTGCGCCCGTGGCTCCTTGAGGTCCAGCAACTGTTGAATCTGCACCCTGTGGACCTTGGGCACCTTGAGGTCCCTGTGGACCCGTTGCACCCTGAGGACCTGTTGCACCTTGTGCGCCAGTTGCCCCCTGTGGACCTGTTGCGCCTTGCGCACCTTGTGCCCCCTGAGCGCCAAGATTTCCACTTGGTGAAAAAAGAACAACCAAAGCCAAACTGTTCGCTGGTGTAGTTCCAGAAATATAAGTAACGGGAACCTTACGATAACCAGTTCCATCAACGACTGCACCAGTAACTTTAAACTGTAGAACAACAGTAGTAGTGGAGTTACCAAGAATGGTTATAATACCTGTATTACTAGTATTGGTACTATCATCAAAAGTATCAATCCAAGCGCTAGCATCAACGCTTCCAGCATCTAGGTTATCAAAATAAAGATATGTAACAGAACTAGCAGTAGCGTTATTAAAACGAAGTACACCAGTGCCGGGGTCTGAATCTGTCGTTGTTGTGCTGAAGGTGTATCTGACACCACCCTTGTTTCCTGTTGTTCCAGTTGTTCCAGTTGCCCCTTGAGGACCTTGCGCACCTTGGGCACCCTGTGGCCCTTGAGTTCCCTGTGGTCCCTGTGAACCAGTTGCACCCTGCACACCCTGCGGAATAGTGAAATCAAATATTGCCGCTGATGAAGTACCAGAGTTTGTTACAGTGGCACTTGTCCCCGCAGCACCAGTCGTTGTTGTACCAGCAGCAATCGTAGCAGCGGCGCCCGTAGCGCCCTGCGGCCCAGTAGCACCTTGAGAACCCGTAGCACCCTGAGTTCCTTGCGGCCCTTGCGTACCCTGTGTACCTTGCGCACCAAGATTTCCCGTACGGTCAAAAGAAACAACAAGCGGAAGGCCGTTTGCAGGCAACGTACCAGAAACATAAGAAACAGGAACCTTGCGGTAACCAGTACCATCAATCACGGCACCAGTAACCTTAAAAATGTTTACTGTACTAGAAGCATTACCAAGAATTGTAATAGTTCCATAATGGCTTGTATTAGTGCTATCGTCAAAACTATCAAGCCAAGCCGTAACATCTTGGCTACCAACATTCAAGTTGTCAAAATACAAATATGTAACAGATGCAATCGTTGCATTGTTATAACGTAACGTACCAGTTGAGGGGTCTGAATCAGTTACGATTGTACTAAAGTTGTAACGGATACCGCCCTTATCTCCAGTAGCACCAGCAGCGCCCTGCGCTCCCTGAGCGCCCTGTGGTCCCTGCGGTCCTTGAGAACCAGTAGCGCCCTGTGCGCCAGTAGCGCCCTGAAAACCTTGAGGACCCTGAGGGCCAGTAGGACCAACATCTCCTTGAGGACCCTGAATACCAGCCTGCCCCTGAAGTCCCTGCGGCCCCTGAGGTCCTTGCGCTCCCTGAGGACCCTGAGGACCCAACGCACCCTGTGGTCCCTGAGGACCTTGAGGCCCAACAACGCCCTGAGGACCAGTTGGCCCTTGCGGTCCAGTAGCGCCTTGAGGTCCCTGCGCACCAGTAGAACCTTGAGGTCCAGTAGAACCCTGCGGCCCAGTTGGTCCCTGAGAACCAGTAGGACCTTGGAAACCTTGAGGTCCTTGAGCGCCAGTATTTCCCCTAGGGATAGTAAAATTAAATGTACCGTTAGAGTAAGTTACGCTTGCGTTCGTCCCCGCATTACCAGTAGTGGTAGTTCCAACCGTTAAAGCAGTTGCATAATAGTCACGAAGTGTTGTGGCCTGAACTTTTTTGTTTGTTGCCGTTGTCCCTACATCTGTTACCGCAACAAATAGGTCTGCGCCCGTAAGCGTAAACGCTTCGGGCAACTGACTAATTCGTTTATCTTCAGGGGTAGCAGGCATTAATTCCCAACCTCAAGGGCAACATAAGAACCATCTTCCATTAGGAAGTCTGTTCCGTCCTCCAATTCAATATTTGAATATAAATATTCAATATCAGACCAATAGTTATTTGCTAGGTCACCGACAGTGGTGCCGTCTGCACCAGAATTATCATAAAAATCATACTGTCTAGTGGCACGATATTCTGCTGGATATTGAGAATAATATGCTTGAAGCATGTCACCCAATGTTTTATTTGAACCATAAAGCATTGTTAGAATTTCGTGCATCTCATCATTCGTCGGCTTGGACATCTTTGAACCTCCTCACTTTACATGGCTCGCCTTCACAACACGTATCCTTCCAATGACACTGTGGACACATCCAACGAGTGGCATGCGGAGGGTATTCACAACCACATTCAGGACACTCTACTAGACTTGCCATGACTCCGACCGTGCGGCCTTTTCTCCAGCCGCAACACTAGCAATCAAAGCATCTAGTTCAGCATCACTGATTTCGGATACCTTGGTTGAATGTTCAACATTGACTTGAGTGGGGGCCATGCGACCCGTAGCCTGAAGATACAACTGGGCGGCCTTGTTGTCCCCGCTTAATGCCCGTTCATAAATTGTATCCAGCAACTTTTGGGTTCGCTCAGGCGAACCTTGCAGTTCTTCCACACGCTTCTTCCATTCGGCAGCAAAAGCAGGTTTCTTCTTCCACCGACGCAACGTTGACTCGTTTACATCCAGCAGTTTAGCCATCGCCTCCTCTGTGCGGGGCGTACGATGAGGAGCAGGGACAACTAGCCAGTTCAGGTACTGCTCTTGCTTGGGGTCTAAAATACTATCCATCACATATAGAGCGTCTGTTCGCAATTAGACTAGTAGTTTAGACTATTAGTAGGGAACGTGTGGGGGGGATATAGGGGGGGTAAGGGAAATTAGGGTTGGCGGCGAACGTTAGTGGAGCCGCCAACTGTTCCTGTAATATAGTTACGGTTAATGTGCTGCCCCTAGGCGGGGCAGCGTCTGTTTGGCGGGGACAAGCATGTTGAAGTGGTTGGGTTTGGTTGTTGGGTCTGCGGTCCTTTTGGTGATTGTTTTGACATGGACTGTGCTAAATGTTGGGAACTTTGAGGGTTCAGAACACTTTTATGAATAGTATGAGTGAGTATTTGTATCTGGAGGAGTGGACACCTATTGTAGTTAGATGGCGTGACGCCCATGCTGCAACCGACCCTTGGACAGATATCGCTACTTACTCTCCATCTGAGTGCATCATCACAACCTACGGTCACTTTTGGAAAGATTGTCTAGAAGGACACTTGACTGTGGCGGGGTCTATTGATGTTGACAAAGATGTTGCTGGTGATGTAAACCATATCCCAATAGGTATGGTTCTAGAAGTTAGGAAACTAGATGTCTGTTAAAGGTGAAAAGTACAAGTCCAAGGCTGCCATGAAGAAGCATGAAGTCAAGGAAGGTGCCAAAGAGCGCATGAAGGAATACGGCACCAAGAAGGCTGGTAAGAAGCGTGGCAAGTAAGAAGAAAGCCAACGCTAAAGTCACCAAGGTGATGAAAGAATGGAAGGCTGGGACACTCCATTCTGGCAGCAAGAAAGGCCCAGTAGTCACCTCTAGGAAGCAAGCCATCGCTATTGCGATGAGCGAAGCACACATGGCTAAGAAAAAGAAAAAGCGTGGCAAGTAAACCAGACCCACGATTGAAACGGGCTGGAGTATCGGGGTACAATAAACCTAAACGCACCCCGAACCACCCAACCAAATCTCACATTGTTGTAGCCAAATCAGGCAACCAAATTAAAACCATCCGTTTCGGACAGCAAGGAGTTAGCGGTTCACCCCGCAAAGCGGGTGAATCCGCATCCTATAGGAAGCGTAGAGAATCATTCCAAGCCCGACATGCCAGCAACATCGCCAAGGGTCCTATGTCGGCAGCATACTGGGCTAACAAGGTCAAATGGTAACACACCCTAGGGCATGTGACAAATGCCACACAGGGGTATAAAAGTAGTACGCAACGGCTACCGCTTATAAGAATCATACACGCACACACCCGTACGCCCCCCCATGCGCCCCCGTGTGCGCATGCGAGTGCAGGCACGAGGCCAGCAAAGCACGATTAAAGCGCCATTCAGACTGAATCCCCATTTAATTTGACACGATTAAGCGATTATGCTAACCGTGCAGGCGTGCCTAGGCGCACCTGTGCGTGTGTAGGCACGTGTGTATGTTGCGACTGTAGGCACGTGTGCGGAATTTGCTTCGCAAATTGGACGGAAGGTTTGATTTGCTTTTTGCCGCTGGGGGTGGTTGAGTGTTTGGCAAGCCGAGCGGCGACGGGATGCTCTCCCTCCCTGTTCGGCAGTGGCCCCGCCGACTGAGCATCGGCACGACATAGGGGCCACCGACCGCAAGGGTCTCACGGGATGTGGACCGCTTGCGGCGACTACGGACAGCAACGGCCAGTGTGCTTGCGGTCCTAGAACGTGAACCTGCACCTATCGGTGCTGGTACCGTGTTGAGGCATGAGGTGGCGAACACCTTGTAAAGCGTTGAAGTGTGGACCCGTCCGTGGGGATGGGTTGGGCCGTAAGGCCCTCGCTTGTAGCAATCTCATGTCAGCGGGCCAGTGACGTAGGTGGCGGCGACACGTTTATGTGTCTCGCCTAGGGCTAGGGTCGGGCACCCGTTCGGGTGGTCCTGCATGGTGCAATTCCCATGCCTAGGCACGGCCACGTTTGTGGCTATACACACATACACCTAGGAGGGTGGATTATGAAAATTCAGCAACTTTCTCCTGCACACACGCCGTGGCGTGAAGGCCAAGTTCTTCGGGCAGGCAAGTGGAGTGCGATTGACATTGTGGACAAGTTCGGTGACGATGTGCGCATTGTGCGTCATTACGATACGCCCATGTGCGAGTTCGTCATCGCCGACCCTGCGACCCCGTGGAATGACCATTGGTGCGGCGTCCTGTCCGTAGGACA